GTGCCGCAATCGCTTGCAGTGTCAGCCTTGGGCGATCGATCGCAGCGACACCACAGCGCGAAGTTGAACCGCTTGACGCGGGCGCGTTGCTCGCTCTCGTGGCCGTTGCGGGAGCCTCCACTATGTGCGCTGGGGCGTCCCTGACTGACCAGTGAAGTGGGAGCCTCTCGCCTGTGCTAATGGACAGGTACGTGAGGCGGTAGCAACCATCCATGGCCTCGTGTCTGCCATGGCGAGAGGGACGGGACCAACCCGTGATGCAGCCTTAGTCAGGGCATGTTGATCTCGTTCTTTAGAGTCGTCGTGTGATCTGTTCCGACTAACCGTTTTTTACGTGGTGTCCTCCTCCACATCACTACTATAGTACAATACAGACCGACATCAACCACTTGCAACAATTCGTAACATGAGAACGATTCTCATTTCCGTGCGCATCTTGAGAATGGTTCTCATTATCAATTCTCAATAGGGGGTGGTGTTGAGAATCGCGGGCGGTGGAGAATGACATAGGGAACCTACATAAATACGACCCAATTTCTACTACCGTAGCACAACGGGGGGTAGGGGTCAACTTTTCTCCTGTGCTACACCCCCTGGCCCCAAAAAATCACACACCTACCGCAAAAACACAAAAATCCCCGTTATTATCGAACCAAAAGGTTCCCCTGGAACGATGCCCGAAGAAGAAAAGTACGAAAGTGAGCGCGGTCAAGGTATTACCGACGAGGAATACTGCGACCCAAAAAGTATCGGTAAGAAAAAACGCCCATTCGGCTATTCAAATAGCCAAGCGTTAATCGAGCGCCGCGTCCAAAAACTCTACAAACGCCAACTCGAAGGACTGACCTGCCGCCAACTGGTCATTTCCCACGCTCAATCCGAGCAAATCGCCATGGCCACCGCCTGGCGCGACTGGAAAGCCGTCCAAGCCCTCAACAACGAGGACTTCGCCCTGGAGCGCGAGAACATGGCGGGCCGTATTTTCGCCATGCGCAACCGTCTTTACAGCGCTGCGATGAAGCGCGGCCAGATGCAAACCGCCGCCCAAGTCTTGGACTCCCTCGCAAAGATGGTCGGCTGCGACCAAGTAGAAGAAAACGGCACGCAAATCCCCGAAATCAACATCAAAATCGAACGCGAGTAATACACTTCTAGTACACAACAACCTATTCAATGCCCGCAACCCTGGACCTAAGCCTCCGTCCGGCCCAGGGCGAAGTCTTCAGCGCCACCAACCGCTTCCGCGTCCTTGTCGCCGGACGCCGCTTCGGCAAATCCTATCTCGCCTGCATCGAACTCCTCAAAGCAGCCCTGGAACGCCCCGGCGAGACCTACTTCTACTGCGCCCCCACCTACCGCATGGCGAAGGACATCGCCTGGAAAACCCTAAAAAAGATCATCCCCAACTCCCTGGTACGCACCAAGAACGAGACCGAACTCCGCATGGAGCTGGTCAACGACTCGACGATCGAACTAAAGGGCACAGAAAACGCCGCGGCCCTCCGAGGCCGTTCCCTCAGCGGTGTCGTCCTAGACGAAGCCGCCTTCATGGAAGCCGAGGTCTGGTTCGAGGTACTCCGCCCCGCCCTTGCGGACAAACAAGGCTGGGCACTCTTCATCTCCACCCCCGAAGGCACCGCCAGCTGGTTTTACGACCTCTGGTGCTACGTGGAGGAAGACACAACAGGCGACTGGCACCGCTGGTGCTACACGACCATCCAAGGCGGTAACGTCCCACCGGAAGAAGTCGAAGCCGCCCGCGCCCAACTCGACGCCCGCACCTTCCGCCAAGAATTTGAAGCCAGCTTCGAGAACCTCTCCGGCCTCGTCGCGATCAGCTTCAACGACGCCAATATCGACAAAGAGGTCCGCGACCTCCCAATTCTCCCCCTCCTCCTCGGCGTCGATTTCAACGTGGACCCCATGAGCGGCATCTGCGCCGTCAAAAAGGGCAACGAACTCTGGGTTTTCGACGAAATCATCATGACGGGCGGCGCCACCACCTGGGACTTCACCGAAGAAGTCATCAACCGCTACGGCGTGGAACGTCGCATCGTCGCCTGCCCGGACCCGACCGGCGGCGCCCGCAAAACCGCAGGCATCGGCGCCACGGACCACAGCATCCTCCGCAAATCAGGCTTCAACGTCTCCACCCCCCGCAGCCCCTGGAAAATCCGCGACAAAATCACCGCAGTCAACACCGCCCTGCTCGACGCCTCCAACACCCGCCGCTGCAAAATCCACCCCCGCTGCCGCGAACTAATCAAGTCCCTCCGCACCCTCACCTACGCCCCTGGAACGTCCCTCCCCAACAAAAATCTGGGCGTTGACAACGCTTTCGACGCTTTTGGCTATCTATGCCTTCAAACCTTCAACCTTGCCAAGCCGGAGAACATCGGCAAGACCGCCTATCGTGTGTATTAACCGCCCCAATACCCATGGCCGCCTCCAAATCAAAATCAAACGCAGCCACCCGCCGCTGTGAAGGTTATTTGAAAGCCGTAGGTAAACGCAAAAAGGCGCAAGGCTCCAAGAAAAAGTCCAAGTAGACTCAAAACAGAGGCGTTCTAACGGAACCATGCCGAAAAAACGCGGCCTATACGCCAATATCCACGCCAAACGTAAGCGCATCAAAGCCGGGTCCGGCGAATCCATGCGTAAACCCGGCTCAAAAGGCGCCCCAACCGCTGGAGCGTTCAAAAAAGCAGCCAAAACCACCAAAAAGCGTAAGAAATAATGGCGATCACGATTGACCGGGGCACCAACCTCGTTGAACACCACGAAGACGTCCCCCTAACCCAGGTAGGCGACGCTTTGGAGGTCCACGCCGATAGCAGCGAGTTTTGTTTCGCCGCAGACGTCACAGGCGGCGCCAACTTCACCCTTTCCTTCGAGACCAAGTTCAACGGCGGCACCGGCGCCTGGTACGAACTCGACACCAGCAAAACAATCAACGCCGACGGCGAATACATCTACTTCTACACGGGAAAACCCGTAAACCGCATCCGCATGAGAATCAGCGCGATCTCCTCTGGAACACCAAGCGTCGTTCCGCATATTGGCGTTGCTTACCACGGCTAATGGGAACACGAATCGTCCAAGGTCAATGCAACCACCTCGAATCAGACGCCGACAGCCGCTTGACCGAGGCCACCTTCATCTTCTTCACGCCCCAAGACCCCATGGAATTTGGTGCATTGATGACCCGGTTAGCATCAGGCATAGAAGTCTTGATTGATTCGGACGACGAAGATGATTGAGTACCGCGGCGAGAAATTCAGCGGCTACAACAAGCCAAAACGCACCCCAAACCACCCTAAAAAGAGCCACGCCGTACTTGCAAAATCCGGTGGAACGGTGAAGTTAATCCGCTTCGGCCAACAGGGCGTTAAAGGTAGCCCTGACGGCAGCGCCCGCAACAAAGCGTTCAAAGCCCGCCACGCAAAAAACATCGCGAAGGGCAAGATGTCAGCAGCTTATTGGGCAAATCGCGAAAAGTGGTGAGAACTAGAATGGTCTAAAAGGCATAGTTCACCGTGGTCTACAGCGCGAATACACCACCGACCAGCGCTGTCGTCAGCGAGTCACCTTTCGTCCGCAGCCTGGACGTCATCTCCATGATGGAGGACTGGCAGGTTATGGCCGCCGTCACCCGCGGCACCAGCTACCTACGCGACCTCCACGAAACGTACCTCCCCCAGGAACCCCGCGAGGACGACGACGCCTACCAAACCCGCATCGACCGCTCCGTCCTCTCCCCCTACACCAGCCGCCTCATCGAAACCGCCGCTGGAGCGCTCCTCCGCAAGCCAATCCAAATCGAAGGCGATGACTACTGGGTCGAACTGAGTGAAAACATCGACGGGCTAGGTTCAAACATAAACGAGTATGCCCGTCGTGCCCTTGTCAGCAGTCTCACTTACGGCCACAGCGCTATTCTTGTTGATTTTCCCGCTTCAATTAGCGCCCTCAACCTTGCAGAAGAGCGAGCCCTGGGACGCCGCCCCTACTTCGTACATATTGACGCACCACAAATCTGGGGATGGCGCCAAGCCAGCACCATGCCCGGCAGTCCACTCACCCAAATCCGCATCCACGAATACACATCCCGCCCACTGAACGACTTCGGGGAGGAACAGATCGAGCAAATGCGTGTGATCTACCCAGGTCGCTACGACCTATACACGCTGGGCCAAGAAGTCGTCGAATTTAGCGAAACGGGAGGCTACAGCCTCGACCAAATCCCGGTTGTCCCGATCTACAGCAACCGCCGCGGCATGTTCCGCTCCCTCCCCCCACTCCTAGACATCGCCAACCTCAACCTCACCCACTACCAACGCCAAGCGGACCTAATCCACGCGCTCCACATCGCAGCAATGCCCACCTTGGTCCTCGAAGGCTGGGACGACACGACTGGAGCGGCGACTTTAGGCGTGAACTACGCGATTGCGATGCAACCGGGCAACAAAGCGTATTACGTGCAGTCTGACGCCTCCAGTTTCGCAGCCCAAATGGAGGAACTCCAAAGCCTGGAGAGTCAAATGTCCACATTGGGCGTCACCAAGCTCTTCGGGCAGAAGTTCGTCGCAGAATCCGCGGAAGCAAAACGGATCGACCAAGCCCAATCCAATAGCGTCCTCTCAATCATCAGCCAAGAGCTGGAAAGTGCGATCAACCAAGCCTTTGGATTCGCCGCCGAGTACGTCGGCATCGACCCACCGACGATAAAGATCGACCGCGAGTTCGACTACTACCGCCTCATCGGCCAAGACATCTCTGTTGTATCACAACTGAACGAAAAGGGCCAAATCAGCGACCAGACCATGCTGGAAATCCTCCGCCGCGGCGAAATCCTGCCCGACAACATCAACCTTTCCGAAGAACTGGAACGCCTCCCCGAAACACCACCCATCCCCACCCCACAAC